GCAAGAAAAAGCAAAGCTAGTGCAGGACAAAGGAAAGGCTCATAAGGTTGTTGCAAACTACACAGAGTGAAGCAGAGCGTAGGCGTAGGATACAGCTTAGTGTTGCTGCCTATGCCTATGAATACTACGACCACTCTATCATGTCTGATGCAGAGTTTGACTCTCTGGCATTAGAGGTAGATTTGGATGTAAAGACTGGTTATCGTAAGTTAGACAACTGGTTTGAAAAGAACTTCATGGCAGACTCTGGCATGTGGGTACGCAGACACCCTGACAAAAAGGGTTTAGAAAACATCTATCATAGAATCTGGAAGGAAGACAAATGAGTATTACTGTATCGCTAGAGAAACATATGGAAAACGCTTTTGAAAAATTCCATAGCAATCTTAAATTCTATAACATCGTTGTTAGTTTAGATTTGTTAGACCATTTAGACTCTCTAGAAGCTAACATGTATCGGCTCTCTAAAGAGACTAGTACAACAGAAATGGAAGAGCAGTTTGAAGACGGCTATGTCTCAGGTCTTGAGGCTGGTGGAGAAGACGCTTACGAGGCAGGTTATGAGCAGGGTTACGAGGCTGGTTATGAAGCCGCAGACGAAGAGTTCAAAGAAAAAATCATGGGAGACACTTAATGTTTACAGTTGAGTTTGAAAGTGAAGACACTATCATTACTACACTAGACGAAGAAGGCAAACATGAAGACGTTGAACTTTTGTTAGATAAAGACGGAGCTGTTTGGATTAGACAGTTTTGCGGTATTACCGATGAGTATGATCTAATCCACATGAATAGAAATCAATTCTTAGATATCTTAGCTGCTTGGAATAGCTCAGAAGGGGCTTACTTTAGAAAAAGGAAAAGGAATGGCAAAGATAAAAGTTAAAATTATCAACTCTGATGAAGGAAAAGAGTATGGCTGGACTGAGTTTAAAAACCGTGAAATCGGTAACTTAGAGATTAATGAGTTTGGTCATCCTGTTGTATGGCTATTGCATGGTACTAAAATGTTTACTGCCGTTCACACTCGTAACGGCTGGGTCTTAGATACAAGGAATCGTGATAATGATTAAAGAGACAGAGAACGAATATATTGTGGATCTTGAAGTTTACGTAGAAGAAATGAACAGCTATAACTACGTTGTATACATTAACAAGGCTGCTGACCTACCTGCTGGCCCTGAAGATGCGTACCGTATGGCTGCAGCAAGTATCAACGCAGGTAACGAAAGTGTTGATGATGTTGAGTATGGTACTAGTGGTGACGAAGGTATGTTCTCTAGCCTCGGAAACAACAGACAAATAGACTACCGCCTCAAAAACCTTAACAAAGAACTCTATGGCTACCGTATGGCCTTAGACTGTCTGTTAGATACAGAGCCTCATGATGCAAAGAAAAGTATTCAGCTTAGGGTAAATTACCTTGTAGACAAAATTAAACAACTAGAACTGGCTTACAACTTTAACATGGAGACAAATACATGAAAAAAGAACTGTATGAACGTCTTGCAATGGATTTCTTTTCAGACGAGCATGAGAACTGGGCAAGTCTTCCAGTAGGCTTAGTAGAAGAGGCCAATGAAGTTCTTGTAGCACCTACTACAGAAAATTTAAAAGAAGAACTCGGTGATGTGCTTTGGTATGTTACTGCTATGGCTCATAAGCAGGGCTGGACACTTAGCGACATTATGACAGAAAACTATCACAAACTAGAACGGAGATTAACCTTTGGAAAATGAATATACAGAGAAGCTGATGGTTATACCTGATGTTGAAACCCAATTTGAAGAACTGTCTAAAAGGAATCAAGAACTTCTCAAAGAAGTAAACTACTGGAGAAACCAAGCCTTCACTTTGCGTGAAAGAAATGTTGATCTTGAAAAAGAAAACAAACTAATGGATGAAATTATAAACGAGGAGTATGGAGTATGAGAGTAGAAATTGGTGAAGTGTCCTGCTATGGTGAGCTGGAAGACACATCTAACTTTGAAGTTCGTTTCAGCGACGAGCAACATGACCTTATGTGGATAACTCGTGACCCTGATGTAATAAAGACTTGGTCACAGATTGTCAAGTACTGGGAACGTCACGCTGAGTATATGACAGAACAAACAGGTGAACTTGTTGAATTGTGGGAGATTGAGTCAGACAGTTCTTAACTAACTGAAAAGTATCACGTTAATAGTGATCGCTTATGATCAAATTTTTAGGAGTTTTTTATGCGTTGTAAAAATACAGTAGACCAGTGGGTTCCTGCTACCGATTGGGGTCACGGTTCTCTTGTAACCATGCCCTGCGGAAGCACTAGTATTTATGGATCAGAACTTCGTTGCCACATATGCTCTAAGAAAACCCCTTGGTACATTTGTAGACATGGAAACGATGTTAGTGAGTGGCAGTGTGATCAATGTGAAGGAGAAAGCTTGTGATTAGTTTAATAGATGGAGATGTTCTTCTTTATGCCTCAATTTGGGGTTCAGAAGGATTAGAAGAGGCTCAAGAGAACTTTACTAACAAGTTAGCGGAAAACTTAGAGGCGTGTTGGACTGACAAGTACGCAATGGCTTTGGGTGGTCCTAATAACTTTAGAGTAACTCTTTACCCTGAGTACAAACGAAGTAAATCTAGAGTAAAATCTAGCTCAAATAAACCAGAATGGTTCGATATGCTAAAAGCTTACGCTCATCATCAACATGAGGGCGTTATTTGCGATGGCTATGAAGCTGACGATCAGCTACGTATTTGGGCAAACGAATGTATTACTAACGGTAAAGATTACATTGTTGACTCTATCGACAAAGATCTTGACTGCATTGTTGGTAAACACTATAACGGTAGAAAAGGCAAGATCTATGAAGTTACAACAGAGTACGCAGAACGGTTTTACTGGACTCAGCTACTTATGGGTGATTCTGTTGACAACATACCTGGGATTGAAGGAATTGGTCCAAAGAAAGCCCAAAATTTACTTGCAGACTATAGCCAGAGACAGGACTACAAACGAGTAGTTTCACAGGCTTACCATAGCAAGTATCCTGACGATGGCTTCGAACGAATGTTACTAAATGGTAAACTGTTGCATATCTGGCGTAACTATGGAGATCACTTTTCTTTTAGTCGCGAGGAGTTTAATGCTGCTCTCTAAAACAGAAATGGGTCACTGGGAATATACTCCCTTTGACCCTACAAGTTATTTCGGATTCCTTTATTGTATAAGTAATTTAAAAACTAACCAGTACTACTGGGGTAAAAAACAATTTTTACATTTAGGAAAGAAACGTTCTAAGACTTATGGGAAGGAAATGAAGTGGAGGACTTACACTGGCTCTTCTAAGCAGCTTAATGAGGATATTAAGCTTTATAAGAAAGAGTCTTTTAAGTTTACTATTGTAGACCTCTATAAGACAAAAGGAGGGTTGTACTACTCAGAAGCTTACTCTCAAATGGTCTCTGAGTGTATGACCTTAACACAACTAGATGGAACACCTGTTTTCTATAATCGTCAGATTGCAGCAATCAGATTTATTCCTAAAGAAGAGCCTACACTTAAAACTAAACGTTATATAACATCTTTAAAGAGGAAGATTAATGGGACGAATAGTAAAAAGAAATCAACCATGTGATCACTGTGGGTCTAACGACAACAGGCAAGTTTACGAGGATGGCTCGTCTTTTTGCTTTAGTCCTAGTTGCCCAAAACAAAACATACCTGCCCCTAGAGGGGGTACTAGTGAAACCTTTGAAGAGGTACAAATGGATACTACAAACTTACTGGAGATTCAAGAAGACTATCCTGTAAGGGGATTTAAAGATAGAGGCATCTATAAAACAGTTGCAGAACATTACGGAGTAAAGTGCTCTTATGATTTTGACGGAGAAATAGACACTCACTACTATCCCTTTTACGATAAGACAGAACTATCTGGCTATAAAGTAAGAAAACTACCTAAGACATTCCACTCTGTTGGTACTGTTAAAGGAGGTTTGTTTGGTATGAACCTTTACAATGGAGGCAAGAGACTTGTTATTACGGAGGGCGAGTGTGATGCTATGGCGGTTCAGTCTGCTTGGTACAAACGCTATAAAACATTTTACCCTGTGGTTAGCTTACGTAGCAGCAGCTCCACTAGTGATCTTATTGCTTGTCGTGATTGGGTACGCAACTTTGATGAGGTTGTGCTTTGGCTCGACAAGGATGACGCAGGTCAAACAGCTACTAAAGAGGCTGCTCGGATAATTGGTTATGACAAAATTAAAATTGCCAAGTCTTCTGAGAAAGATGCTTGTGATCTTTGGGTTAAAGACCCAGATCAAGTCTTAAAAACTATCTATGATGCTGTGTCGTATACTCCTGCTGGTATTCTTACTAAGGATGAGTTGTGGCAACAGTTTGTAAATTATAATGAAATGGAATCAGTACCTTATCCAGAGGTAATGGGAGGTCTAAATGAAAAATTGTCTGGGATGCGGCTTGGTGAGATTACTCTTTGGACTTCTGGCACTGGCTCTGGTAAGTCTACTCTTCTTCGAGAAATTGCCTTATCTCTATTAACCACTACTGAAGACAAAGTCGGAATTATTTCTTTAGAAGAATCCCCTGCGGAAACTGTTAGAAAAATGGCTGGCGCGGCGTTAAACAGGAACCCTGCTAATGAAGAAATTTCTATCGAAGATTATGAAAAAGGCTTTGATCAAGTATTCGGTTCTGACCGTTTTCTTGTGCTTGATCATCAAGGTAGCATCAGTGATGGATCCATTATGGATTTTCTTGAGTTTATGTGCCTTTCAGGGGCTAAGTATCTTTTTATTGACCATATCACCATCTTGGCTTCCGAAGGGGCCGAAGGGCTAACTGGTAACGAAGCTATTGATAAAATTATGAATGACTTGTTAGGTTTAGTAAAGAAGTATAACGTCTGGATTGGCCTAATAAGTCATCTACGCAAAACAGGTAATCAAGGAAAGTCTTTTGAAGATGGTCAGCTACCTTCTATGGATGATATTAAAGGCTCAGGCTCTATTAAACAAATATCAATGGACATTATTGCCTTTGCTCGTAACATTGGTGCCGATACAGAAACCGAACGTAACACCATCCAAACTAAAGTATTAAAGTGCAGATACACTGGCCTTACGGGTCCATCTGGCACTATGGCTTACGACTTTAAAACAGGCAGGCTTGTCAAAAGCTCTGATGAATTTATTAAAGAGGAGGGATTAACTTTATGAGTGAAGAAAAAGAAGAAACCCTTGAAGACGTTATAGCAGAGAAACAACTAGCTTATGGGTTAATCTATATACTTTTACAAACCGCTGATGTTAGCAAAGCATCAGTGGGGGTTAAAGAATGGCTAGCAGGTCTTGATGAAGACATTGGAGAAGATGGAGAAATGATTGTCAAATCAGTTGAGCTTTACTTAGATAAAGAACTAGCCCACTACAAGAATCAAATACATTAAGGAGACTACTATGTCTATTAAAAAGTACTACGAAGACTTTGTTAAAACTAATATCAAGTCTACAGAACATTTAAACCTCTTTCTTAACGAAATGAAAGAGGCAACTACTAAATTTTCAAGCGCCCAGCTAGAAGAAATTCGAGAA